AAATATGCTGCTGCAGTTAACAGAGCAAATGCGGATTTAAAGTGTTTTGATGGACCTGCCAAAACAAGGAGACCTGGTGATAGTCCACCATCAACACGACCTGACAGCGCAACATTTACCATAGGTACAGGTGTTGGTGCCATGTCTTTCTTACCAAAAACTTTTGACTCAGATAACTGTGCCGTCAGTTTAATGGTAGAATTCTTCACAAGTTTGTCTAAAAGACTCATATTATTTTCCCTCTACAATCGTCATTAGTTTTTCTTTATATGATTGTATTTTCCCGACTCTATCGGGCCAATAGATTGTTGACTTATCTGGGTTCTTACATAGATTATCCAGAAAAGGTGTTACAGATTTGAATAAAAGTTCTAGACGATATTCAAAGTCATCGGCAGCTACTTTAGCATCATTAAGTTGATCCTCGAGTGATTGCTTTTCACTACTGACTTCTTGAATTTTTTCCTCGGCAGCAGCTTCTTTTTCCTGAAGCTCTTCATCAATGAAGCTGAAGCCGAAGTCAAAGTCTAAAACCTCTTCGTAGGTTTTACTAACCATTTGCTAGTTCCTTAAAGATTGAAAGATCTTCATCATCGTCGTCCATTGACATGGTTGTGGATGATGTTTCAGGCATTGCGGTAGGCATTGTCGGTTGAGGTGCCGACGTTGCTGCATTACCCAGGCTACTCAAATCAAGATCATCATCGGCGTCACCAACAGCAGTTGTTGGATCAGATGGTTCTTCATTCAAAGCAAGTACACGGTGTAGCTTTGCTTTCAATTCATTATAATCTTTGAAGTTCTTTGGATCAACCAACTCTTGCAGTTTATGCTGTTGGTTCCAGATAGCTTCGATTTCTGCATCATCTTCGGCAATAGGTGACGGTGAATCAAATTCTGATTTGTCATAGTTTGGATATCCTTCAAACTTACGGATTTTCAAACGGAAATTTGCACCTTCCCAAAAATCAAATGGGTTTACTGGTGTTTCATCCTCGAACTGAGGGTTCATCATATCATTCAGTTTGTCGAAGATCTTTTTACCGAATTGGTACATAAAGACCTTGCCGTCATTATCAGGGTTTGCGCTGTCTTTTACAATAAGGACATTGGCAACATACTTCAGACGACGCTTCTGTTTGCGTGCCTGTTCTTTATCGGACTCAATACCTGAGTTCCACAATTTTGAATTAAATTCTGAAACCGGGTCATCCGCACCGATTGTTGTTAATGAGTTTTCAATGTACCACAGACCTGTTGGGCCTTGAAAACCGTGATCCCAAATACGAACGAATGGCATTTCTTCACCTTGAGGGGCAGGCAAGAAACGAATGATAGCAAAACCATTACCCGCTTTGTCACGTGTTGGTTTCCACATTTTACCTTCATTGGGATCAGAGTAGCTCTTTTGAGAAATCTTGTCGAGCTGTTGGTTCAATTTATTTAAAGAACTTGAACGATTCTTTTTGAGTGCATCAAATGACATAGTCATATACGTATCTCCTTAATATTGCTTTGTATAGCGTTTTGTGTTGCGAAATGTAGTTAACATCAGTTAACCAACTATTTATATCAGAAAAACCGATCACGGATGATATCCTTGAACTTTTTTTCATTTATTTCCAAGAACGGTCTGTATTTCTTGGATAATCTAATTATATCACGAGCAACGATTTTGTCAACCAAATTATCATCCCAATAAGGAAAAATGTTTGATAAATTGGTAATTATTGTAAACGTCTCAAGTGATATTTGCTTTTGTAAATATAGACGTAAGATATGCGGATGCTGTCCGTCTGGTGTTACAAAATTTGCTTGGTAGTTATCGTCAAGTTTACTCAAATCAGATTTAAAAGTATAACTTAACGCATCCATCTTTTTGCGCCAATCAACGTATCGCTCATCACCAATGTCTTCAACAATATCACGTATCCATGAATTAGGATTAACAACCATATTAGCCAACAATTGATTTATTGGCTCATCCTTAGTTGACAATTTGTGAAAGAAGAAAACATCGTTACGTGTGCGATATGTTTCAAATTTGGCTCTTACTTTACCACGATATTTTTGATAGTCATAACCGTCCGTGGTAAAGTGTTTTTTCATTGCAAGATATTTTATATAGAGCTGAAAAGTTTCCTCATTTGCAAAGCTCTGTGATGTCTTTATCATCTTTTTCAACCAATCTCAATTGCACAGCTTCTGATCTGAGTTTCTCTTTAAGTATTGATGATTTCTTTACGATATCAGCAACTGCCTCGATTTCTAGATTATTCTTGCGTGCATATTCAACTAACGCATCAATATAATTTACACCGTTGGCCAGCATGTCCGCAATTTCATGGTGGATTTTTTCAGGCGACCTTGGCGGTGTAATCATTTGTCTAAAGTCCCAACGCGTGTCTAATTTCATTTTTCTTATGGTCCCTTCCCATTCTATAGGCTGTCCAAAAAAGCATTACATCTTTCTTGTCCTCATAAACTATGTTTCCATTAATTTTCACAAAAGGTTTATCTTTCATTTGAATTTCAACACCATAAGTATTACCGCGGATTTCAGGTATGTTATTGTTATCCATTTAATGTCTTAATCCCACTGATCCAATTGTCAGCCGCATCCTCGACATAGTGGATAGATTTTCCTTCAAAAGTTTCACGTTTAATTTCTTGTGCTTCCGAGAAATAACGAATAGAATATGTTCCTTCATTATCTTTATGAATTTCAGCACGATACATCAATTTATTGCGTTCGCCTAGTACGTGTTTAACATACATCTGTTTTCTCCTTTTTAATATGAGTTATGTTTGAGCTGGCCTTTTTAGACCCGCAAGACTTACAATAATGTAAAGTAATTAAATACCTATGGTTATCAAACTCAGCTATTGTTTGATTCCTTACAATATTAATATTATCACAGCATCCATGTATTGTCAACCGTTTTCTTCCTCTTTTGTTTTATATTGCCATTCATCAGTGTGGCCAACCGACCATTTGGGTTGATCTTCTACTGCGTAGTTTTGAGTACACACTTTAAAATCAGGTCGTTTCAAATCAGCGGGTGTTAATGAGCTGTCTCGCCATATAACTCTGTTATTTGGTTGTGCGGCAAATTGTCCATTGTCAAGTCGGATAACATTGAATGATTTGTGCTCGGGATCTTGCTCACTGAAATTGGTGTCAAGGATAGACTTGTCGCGGTGGGCATTGTCAATAGTGAATTCGTATTCGCCACCGTGCATCTTTTTGTCTTTTCCAAAAAACTCGCATCTGCACAAGATTGGCTTTTGAATAACAGTAATATCATAATCAAAACAATCCCAAAGCTGAAGAACATCAAGCGGGAGGTGGTCGTCAGGATTGAACTCTGTTTTCCAGACAAACGCTGAAATCGGTAGTTTATCATATAGTGCTCCATAATCAGTAAGCAGTGTTTCAAAATATAATGCTTTTGCCTGTGTTGATTTGACGCTGATCCAAATACCTGGAGTCAAATTACCCCAGCTTGGATGACCTGGTTCTAAATCATATAGATATTCCATCTTAACGTATACCGCAACTGGCGGTAAAGGATGTACTAAAAATGCCATTTAAATTTCCTCAAATAAAACATTGTTGACATAAGCATCTTTATCTTCTTCGGATATACCCATTGCTAAAATGGATCGGTGCAAATGTGGATTAAGCTTTTGATTTTGGCAATACTTATTTAATAGATGTGTTGTTTCACGCCGACTGTAAAATGTGTTATCATCAAGGTTATCGAGATAATAATCTACCAAATCAGTTGTCACTTGTATAAACTGATTAAGCTCATCATCAGTATTAATATTACCAACCGCAAGCATATCACTTGAAAAGATTTCTTTTGCCCACGGTGGTAATTCACGTGGTTTATTCCATTCTAGGTTAGCAACTCGCCGTTCCATATAATCATGGTAAGGATGTGCAAAACCTAACAATGGTGAAAAGTCCATAAATGATCCTGTAATCTTTTTGGGACCGGCAACAATATCAAACCCAAGAATAGGTAATTCAATATTTGCTTTTGGAAACACGTTAACGTGCATCAACCATAAACCTTTACCGTTTTCTGGTACAATGGTTTTCAAATGCGCTTTGTAGATTTGATCTGAATTCCAAAAGGTATCAGTCCATCCAGGAAAGTGCATATCATCAGTATATTTTTGGTTATCATATCGCTTAAACTTATTATCAAATGAATTTGATATGTATTCAGCATAGCTGTTAAGCCGATCCCATAGTGGTGTCATTTCTTTCTGCGTGCCCTTTTCAATTTGGCATATGCGTTTAGTAAGCGCGTTTCTCTTACTTGTTTCAACATTTTCCGCCTTCGCCTTGCGCTGATACTTCTTGAAAGTCGATCTGCACGTTTCTTAGGTTTAAGGTTAATATCTTCTAATGCGTTATCTTGCATTTGATTCCTCCTTAGAATATGTTGTATTATAGTATTATTTTATATCACAAAACTTGGATTGTCAATTATATTATGACAATTCATCAAATAATTTTGAGGCAAATTCAAAACACTTTTTTGCCTCGGGTGCCATGCTATCGTCAAGAAGTTTTCTAAACTCTGAGATAAGCAATTCTTTATCACCTTCAAACTCATACATAGTACCTGAGCCCGGTGCTTTCTTTTTGATTATTTGTCCACCGTGTAGTTCACCAAAATGCCTAGTATACATATGGGCAAGCAAACCATGATTGTTTTCAGATTCGGCAAGTTGACCAATATGGTTTTGGTATTCTTTTACGGATGTTGGTAATGCCGATGGGTGGGCAAATCCGTGTAGTTTTTCGAGTTCCTGCATATCAGCTTTGATACGGTCCGCTCGATATATAGCATTGAGATTAGGTGGAATAATAACAGCATTTTCAAGTGGTGTATAATTGTGCCATTGGCAGACCAGGAATATATAATATTCGTAGTCCGATAACTCGCCTCTTAAAAGCTTACGAGCAAATGCCCGCCGTTCTGCTGCTTGATGATGATCCCACGTTAATTTTTTCAACTCGTTGCTCATTATAAATTTCCTCCGTGGTATGATATAGTTATTTATAATGAAAAAAGGGGTGACAAATTAATGCCACCCCGTCTAAAATTTATACAATATTACTTTTTAAAATGCGAATGTCGCTGTTACAGATGGTGCATATGTTTCTGCATCAATGTCATAGTCAACAGCACCTTTTAGATCAATACCACCTAGGTCATATGTATATGAACCACCGATATTTTGTGCAAGATCATCCTGGTCACCTGCAAGATATGCAGTCAGGCCCATTACAGTAGCATCTGCTTCAAAAGCAATGTTCTCTGACGCAGAACCGTATGTTGCGGCACCACCTAGACGAACACCGTCAAGCATTCCTGCTGTATCAGCGCGGCCACCAACTACCCATTCTTTGGAATCAATGTTATAATCACCTGCTGCAGTTAAATTAGCAATACCAACGTTCAGATCGTATGCACCTTGTACGTTAGCAATATCAGTTACGTCCGTACCGATATCAGTAAATGCCAGCGCAACGGTTGCACTACCTACACCGAGAGACAAGCTTTCAGCTGCCATTGTTGGTTCTTCAATTGTCGCACCAGATTCTGTGTCAAACCAAATGTTACCTTGGTCACCAAAAGACATTGCAACTCCTGCAACATTAGTGCCCATTGACCAACCGTCAAGTGTTAGATCATTATCAGAGTCAACAACAAATTCCATTGAACCTGTTGCAGCGCCGTTTGTCAAAGCGCCATCAAAACCGAATGAAGTAGTTGCACCCCATTTATCATTCAGACCTTCAGCGATTACTGTTTCAATTTCGCCACTAAGTGTGACTGCTGGTGTTGTTGCTTGATCTGCAAATGCCGCTGTACCCGCAAATACAAGGGCTGTTGTTGATAGAAATTTGGTCATATTACTTCCTTTATTATTTGTTAAAAATGTGCCACATTTTCTGTTGCTAGGTAAGTGGCCAACCCCCTTTGATTACGCCGCTAGGGCAAATCCAGATGGTTTATAATTGTCATTTGCAATTAAAATTTTTGGCTTAATAACGTAGGCCAACACGGTAATCTACTCTCATCTCTTCATGTCCGTCGATCCTATTTCGACCCCATCAAAAGCACACTTGCGAAGTCTTTTGTTATAACCACGCTTAATCTT